GCACAGAAAGGAGCTTATTACACACCAATCACGGCCCTGGATTTTGAAGCCCTGTATCCATCGATCATGATGGCGCACAATTTATGCTATTCGACGCTCGTGATGGATGAACGACGCTACGGGAATATACCTGGTATCGTGTATGAAACATTCAAGATCGGTGAGAAAGTGTATAAATTCGCACAAGGTGTCCCGAGTCTTCTACCGGCTATCTTAATGGAGCTTAAACAGTTTCGTAAGAAGGCGAAGAGGGATATGGCGGCCGCGACGGGTTCGATGAAAGAAGTCTATAACGGTAAGCAATTGGCGTACAAAATATCGATGAACTCAGTGTATGGTTTTACTGGTGCTGGCAAGGGTATTCTTCCATGTGTTCCAATCGCATCCACGACAACATGTAGAGGTCGCGGTATGATCGAGGAGACGAAAAACTATGTGGAGGAAAACTTCCCAGGTGCGAAAGTGAGATACGGTGACACCGATTCAGTGATGATTGAGTTCGACGTGGGTGACCGAACGGGTGAAGAAGCCGTCAAGTACAGCTGGGAGATTGGTGAGAGAGCAGCTGAAGAATGTAGCGCACTCTTCAAGAAACCGAATAACCTGGAACTCGAGAAAGTGTATTGGCCCTATTTCTTGTACTCGAAGAAGAGGTACGCCGCCAAACTCTGGACAAAGGGAAAGGATGGGAACATGCACATGGATTACATAGATATCAAGGGACTTCAGGTTGTTCGTCGAGACAATACACCTCACGTGAGAGAAGTGTGTAAAGAGCTCCTGGATGTTATCCTGACCTCGAGTGATCCAGGACCACCCAAAGAGTTGGCCAAAGAACGAGCGATAGAACTTCTTTCGGGTGACATACCCAACGAAAAGTTGATACTCAGTAAGTCACTCTCAGATAGTTATAAGGTCAATGGGGAACCAGTTTCAGTATCAGGTTCTCGAATTGGTGAGATTAACCAGGCTCATGTACAAGTTGTTCATAAAATGCGAGAACGAAAACCCGGTTCGGAACCACAATCTGGAGATCGCGTTCCATTTCTACTGACAAAAACAGAAGACCCAAAGGCAAAGGGATTCGAAAAGTCTGAAGATCCCAAATATGTGGAAGAGCACGACGTTCCAGTGGATTATCTCTACTATTTTGAAAATAAGTTCCTTAATCCCGTATGTGACCTACTCGAGCCGTTATTTGAAAATGTCAAACAGGACATTTTCGGTGAAATCTTGGAGCAACACAAGCCAAAGAAGATAAAATCCGGTCCCGCCCTCGGCACCATGAAAAAGGAGCAACTTATTGAAGAATGTAAAAAATTAGGACTTGACGATTCTGGAAAGGTTGCAGATTTACGAGAGAGGATTAAAGGTGCTCGATCTGAATCAATTGAAGACCTATTTAAAAAATACGAGCAAAATACTAATAAGGTATGAATCTCCACGAGAAGATCGCTGACATTGTAGACGAGGAATTGAATGAACGACTCGTTTCGATGATGAATGAATATATTGAGATAATTTCTAAAAAACACGGTATCTCGATGGATCTTCTTTTGAAGGATATCCCGGAAACATTCTCTGGAACGATATGTAAAGGGACGAAAAACGATGGACGGCGGTGTACGTTTAGGGGTATTCATAGTGGGTATTGTAGACACCACTCGGCACAGGGAAATCGTTTGAAATATAGGTCAATTCCCAGGACAAATAGTCATATACATGGACCCGATCAAATGTATGTTAAAGGTTGTCCGGGTTGTGAAATGTCTAACGAGCTTATAGATTTGGGTACCATCATTGGTAATGAGTAAAACTGACATCCTACTAACATCCATAAACAATTTTTACAACGAAGAAGGAAACAGAACTAAATTGGTAAATATTTTAGATAAGTCGAGTGGTATCTCATTACGAAATCTAGAATGGTTCATCACTAACTATGCTAAGAAGAATCACACATCTTTTAAGACCCATGATGGAAAACTATTCACCGTCCATTGTGCCTATAAATCAAGTCTCGATGGGTATAGTAAAAAGCTATTTGATCCATTTTGTCGGGCACAGAAGTTTGCGTATACGGTCCCGGGAACATCTCATGAAATTCATACAACGCTCGCACAGTTGAATTTCATCAAATGGTGTATCAAAAATAACATCATCGAGTATATTAGTACCAATAAATCTTCATTATTTAATAGGCAACCGACATAAATCCACGTTCAAATACGAAGGTTTGATATCCAGTGTAATACATATTTAGAGAGTACGTTTTTAAAGACACATCCACTTCCGTCGTATCTAGTTTCACTTCTATATTTGTTTTATCTGACTGTATCTGACTAAAATCCAAGTTCCCCGATGGTTCCACATTGATCGGATTCATCGAGAAACTATACGTGTATACATTTCGGATTGGCCTCGCAAGACGATTTCTAAATGGAATGAGATACTTGTAATAATTGTGAGTTGTCTTTGTCACATTTGGAAGACGGTTACCATTGATATAGAAACTCGCGGACTCCATTATAGGATCGAAAAATGTCGTTTGATCATCAAAGCTTACATTTGAAGAAAAATTAAAACGATTTTGAAATAACATCTGTTCATTTACACCAGATGCACCAATTGCATCACCCTCAACTTCAAAGTCTGTGTTTCTCAAAAACCAATGAAAACACTTCACTGGAATGTTTGGTACAAGATTATTCACGATTGTAGAAACACCAAGATCACTGACACTAGATGGATGTCTTCGCACAAGGTCTGTCACAAGAGTTTGTTTATCGGTTGCCAGGTAATTCCTTTCTTCGGGGCTGACACTGATCTCTTCAGTAACGAGATTGAAAGATTGGAGAGATAATATTCCATTAAAGTTTGTGAAAAATGTTTGTTCATGAAATTCCAATTCAAATTCAATATTTTGACGATGAATTGCACACACGGGAAAATATGGACGATTTGGTTTGTTCGAGGAATATTCATCACTTGCATACTTCCTCGAAAAGAAAAAATGGAGGGGAATGACTAGATCCGAACTCAAGCGTGCATATTGTTCATTTTTACTTGATTCATCATATCCTAAATTTCGATTGACAAGAAATCTATTCGCTACCTTTTCAGAAATTTCGAGGTACAATTCATCATAAATAATTCCCCAATCATCATGAATCTTTTCAACTTCGATATCATCGACAAACATCGTGATACTCTTAAGAATGTGACGTCCCAATTGATCCGCGTAGTTACCATTGGCTATACCCGGCATCGTGATACTCAGATACATGTTACTCAAGAGATCGCCCATATTTTGAGGATTGAATTGAACCTTTACAGTTTGGGCAAATGGCCACCCAGAAACGTTTCCATTATTAACAACATTGTGAACTCTATGATACTTCCTAAATTCGGAATGCCTCTCTGTTTTATAATTAAAGAATGATTCGTCTGGGTCTTTGGAAAGCAGGTATGTATCCTGCTTTCCAATAGCTTTGAGGGAAATCTTAGAAGCCTCACCCATATCTACTTACTACTCACATATTTTTAATATCATTCTTCCACATTGTAATATGACTGGTCTTCAACATCTTCTCGAGGTCTTCATTCGCCTGCTTTGCCTCCTCCATAAGTGCCTTGACACGCTCTTCCGTATACTCAACAGTCCTGATGTTGAGAAGGTAATCCAATGACCCATCAATCAATGGAAATGTTGAGGACATTTCCTCTTCGAGGTCCTGCTTCTTCCTCTTGAACACCACAAGTTTTCCCTCAATGACCATAGAAACAAACTTCGACTTGTGACTACACATCTCAGTCCTCTTCTGAAGCATATCGATGAGGTACGCCTTCCTCATCTTGTAGTGTTCTAAACGGAGTTCCACAAAGTCCTTAAGAATCTCTTCAGGAGTCGTATATTTGTGAATACCCTTCGTTGGGTGAAAGAGATGCATATTTGATACACGGAAGGTCTTTCTTAACTTTAGATCTTTGAGTAAATCTTTCCCAGCATACTCCATGATTTCAAAATGAACATCATCTGTGGTGGAGTTATTGATAAATCCTCCAATCAGTTTCTTCTCCACGAGACCGTCAAGGTACTCCTTATAGTCTTGGGTCCATCGACCTGGGGGGAGTTCAGTTACCACGATGTTATTTCCAGACCAGTTCCACACACCTTCCATCATCCAGGTGTCTTCCTCCTTGTGTACAACCCCCTTGAAACCCCTGAACCAAGGTCGCATAGCGACGATTTCATCACCACCCAAAATCCGTTTGATATTTGCCTTGATATCTTCGGGGTTGAAAGGAGGTACGTAGCAACTGAACCCTGTACCGATACCTTCAGTCCCATTAACCAAAACCATTGGTAAGGTGGGCATGTAAAAGTCAGGTTCGATTGAGCGGCCATCATCGTCCAAATAATTGAGGATCGCATCATCCTTGGGATCGAAGAGTTTCCTTGCATCCTTGGTAAGCTTCGTGAAGATGTATCTCGTTTGTGACGCATCCTTACCACCCATAAGCCTCGTACCAAATTGACCACATGGCTCCAACAGATTGATGTTGTTCGATCCCGTATAGTCATTCGCCAACTTTACGATCGTATCCGCTAGGGAAACTTCACCGTGGTGGTACGCACTTTTCTCAGCCACAAATGCCGCCAATTGTGCAACCTTCATCTCATCCTTGAGATTCTTCTTGAAGCAAGCAAACATAACCTTCCTTTGTGAGGGTTTGAGACCATCTGCCATATGTGCGATGGAACGCTTGAGATCGGCGAGACTGAAATTGACCAAGTCCTTATGCACAAAGTCTGTGATGTCCAACTGCTTCACATTCCCGTAGGGTACCTCAAGTTGGTCGGCATCTTTGGCTGTATTCTCGAGAAGCCATACTTTTCGAGCATCCGCCTTCTTCTTATCGAATGCGAGAATGATCGAGGCATCCGTCATCTTATCCATATCAAACCTCACCGTCAAGTCTTGAATCTTCTTGAAATACTCCCGAGCTTCAGCTGATGTAGAAGTACCGAGACCCTTATAGTACTTAATCTTCCACCCTTGTTTTCCATCACCATACCAGGTCCTGAACGCAGAGTCAGTGTAGAATGACTTGGTTTGTGAAGCCTTCGTAGCTTTGATGATCGGGGTCACCATGCTCACAACAAATCCAAGTTTCAAAAGACTGGGCCAGAAATAATGAATCATGTTGAGGATGAGACCCTTGATATGGGATCCATCATTATCAGCATCTGTCATGATCATTAAGCGTCCGTAGCGAAGATCGGCGACACTCTTATATTCCTTACCCTGTTGGAGTCCCAAAATCTTCTTGAGATCATTGAACTCCTGGTTCGTTGTGAGTTGGGCCACAGAGACATCTCGGACATTCTTACATTTGCCGCGGAGAGGGAAGACACCATAGTGGTCACGACCCACAACTGAGAGACCCGCGACCGCGAGAGTCTTTGCTGAGTCACCCTCTGTGACGATGAGGGTACAATCCTTCGAGTGTGCTGTACCAGCCTTGTTCGCGTCATCCAATTTGGGGATACCGGTAATCTTAGACTTGCGGGCCCCATCCGACTTTTGGAGTTCCTTCATCTCCTTAAACCTGGAGAGTGCCAAGAGTTCCTCTGCAATTCCAGTTTTGAGTGCGTTCTTGATAAAACTTTTGGGTGCTTCAAACTTACTCCCAAAACTTTGAGACTTGGAGGTGCATTCAGACTTCACCTGACTGGAGAATGTTGGGTTCTCGAGGGTTGCCTTGACAAAGATAGTAAAAGTGTTCTTGACCTGTTGAGGTTTCAACTTAATCTTCTTCGCCATTTCATCGATGATACCGTTCGCGATGAGGTTCGCGGCGTGATCCACGTGCGTGCCACCCTTATTGGTACAGAGTCCATTCACGAAGGAAACCTGTTCCATACCATTCTCAGCGGGTCCGATACACACCGACCATCGATCGGTATTCACCGAGAACACATCTTCAACGCCCTCGTGCATCTTCGCATACGCTTCAAAGTTATGTTTAATGAGAATTTCATCATTGAACTTCACTTTACAGTTTTGAGTGGTACAGATATTCGCATCCCATACCCGCTTTTGGAAGATACTGTAGATGGTATCGTCCATCTTTGACATCCCGAATCGTTTCCACTCGGGGGTAAAAGTGATGGCGACAGATGACGTAGCACCTGAATGTTTTTTGATTTTTGGGGGGTCACAGATAGTCATGTTCTTCGACCACGATTGGGTATAGGTTTGTTTCGTCTCGTGGTCTTTGATCGCGATTGAAAAATCGCTCGAGTAGATGTTCGCCAATTTGGCACCGTACCCGTTACGACCACCGACGATACGCTTCTGGGTATCATCATAATTGGTACTCGTGAGGAGATGTCCAAAGACGAGTTCGGGGTTCCAGAGACCCTCCTTCTCGTGCATTTTTACGGAGATCCCACCGAGAGGACCGTTATTCTCGATGGTCACAGACCCTGATTCCTTATCGATTGTGACAGAGATGGAACTGACATG